AGTTAAGCCTTATGAAGCTATCGAGGAGATGCTAGTAAATGTGGGGATCTCATATGACGCAGTAGAGCAGCGCATTGATCAAGCTATGGTCGCTTGCAGGAAACAGAACCCAGAACTTGATCAAGACGGATACCAGCTGATTAGGCAGCGTCTACGCAGAAACTATCTACCAGATAAGAATGTAAACATCGATTCCCATAGTGGTCATCTACAAGCGCTTAGGTTGCCTCTCAGTAGGATAGCTGAGGTTTTCTGATGGCTACCGATATCCTAGTTCAACGTGGCCCTGGGAATACTCTAATTCCCTTTGGCGAGGATGGTGTAAAAGCCATCCAATCCCTAACACGTGGCCAGACAGTAAAGGCAAGCATAACGAAGCCCCGCAATCCAAAATTCCTTCGCAAGTTCTTTTCATTAGTTAACTTCGGTTTCGATTATTGGGAACCTGAGCCTATAGAATGGCAAGGTATTCAGGCAGAGAAGTCATTTCCAGTGTTCCGCGAGCAAGTTACCATCTTAGCAGGGTATCGTGATGTAACTCATAACCTAGACGGAAGCGTTAAAGTTGTGGCCAAGTCTATCAGTTTCGCAAGCATGGAAGAGGATGAGTTTGAGAAGCTGTATAAGGCTGTGTTCAATGTCATATGGCGAATGGTTATCTGCAAGGTAAATGGATTTACTGAGGAACTTATGGAGAACACACTCAATCAACTACTGGAGTACGATTAATGCCTAAGAAAAAAAGCAAGACTCCTCGCGCTAAATGCTTGGAAGCAATCCAGCTACTATCCAGGATATCAGCAGCAGATGATAACGGTTATTGTTATTGCGTCTCTTGTCGGCGTAAATACTATTTTAAAGAAATGGATGGAGGGCATTGGATTCCGAAAGGATCAAGCAGCTACTGGGCCTTAGAGGTTGAGAACGTACATCCACAATGCAAGGGCTGCAATGGCTTTGGTATGAAGTACGGGTCTGCTGAGGCTCAGTACACGCTATGGATGCAGGATACATATGGCCGGGATTTCATTGATAACATGCTAGCCACAAAGAGCGATGTTAAGAAGCTTTGTAAGGCAGATTACGAAGAGATGCTTGCAGAATTCAATGAGCTGATCAGATATCACAAGGATCGGATAGGCGGCTAATACTTATTGATAATACCGCCCTTCCATATCCTTGCTACCATTAGATTAAAGAGGAGAGAGATTATGTTTGTTACCAAGAAAGAATTTCTAAAGAGTAGGAATACGGTTAAAGACCTGAATCATGAGCTACTTAAGCTTGAGTTTGAGTTGAGAGACATTAAAAAAATGCTTTATCAACTCGAATGCAAACATGATGACTTCAATTACATACTTGAATGTGATCCGCATTTAGCTAGTAGCCGTCTATATATTAAGGAATGCACTAATTGCAGGAAGAATATGGGGTATGTTCACTGGAACGAAAAGCTTAAATGTGAATATACCAAGGCTAAGGACGCTCTAAACGCTGCACATAGAAGAGGAGAGAGTCATGATTAGAGATTATACAATTTACTTTGTCATTGGCGGCGATATAACTACTTGGAACATTACATCGTCAAGCCCGCAAAAAGCACTTAAGAAAGTCGGAGGCAATGTCATTGGTGTAGCAGCTCCAGGCTATAAGATTGTTAAGGACGAGGATTACGGCAAGGAGAAGAAAGATGGCTAATCTATGGATTAAGATTTTTATTATGTGCGCCGTATTTGGATCGTTTGGTATTTATATGGATGGAGAGCAGCAAAGAGAGCAGCAAAGAGAGCAGCAAAGAGAGCAGCAAAAGCTGTATTGCCAGATGGTAGCCACCTATCACGAAACCAAAGGCGATTACGGCTGGCCGGACTACAACAGTAATTACAATGAGGTATGCCCAAGTGAATAACCTACAGAAATCCTACATCAAATGGATCAAAGACTGCTACATGATGCCGTTACTATTCCAGACGGCACTTATAAACAATATGACCGGCGCTACAGCTAGGGTTAAGAAGCAGGAACAGTCAGCGTCAATACACTGCTTGAAGATCACCAAGGAAGCGGCTAAGAGGCTACTGGAGCGGGAGAAGAAAGATGAAAATATCAATTCTTAGTCTAACTAGTATCTTGCTTGCAATTATTGCTGGATCACTTGCCTACAACGAGATTTCTGATTGGGGTTGGTTTCTATTCGCAGCGGTAATATTTGGTCATATAAGCGGAATCTACAAGGAGAGGCAAGATGAAAACATATGATGAATTAATCGAGGAGAACGCTGCTAAGACAGAGCTTATCCTGTCGCTGAGAGATAGCTTCATCGATCTCCAAACAGAGGCTTACCGGATCAGAAAAGGCATTAACGAGAATCTTCTAAGCATGATGCTTGAGTTACGGAACGCGCCGAGCGATGAGGCCCGTGAGCAGTTCCTTAACGAAACTATCAATATGTTGATGAACGAGCAGGAAGCAACTAAGAATCATCTAAATTAGGAGAAGGGTTATGACTAGTCAAATCCAAGAGAGACTAAACCGAGAAAGGCCACATATTGTGCATGCCTATAAATATAGGCATGCATCTATAAGTCAGATAGCTAGAACCTATAAATTCTCTAGGTCTACTTTATCAAGAGCATTTGATGAATGGAAAGTTAAGAGAGTAAAGGAGAACGCAGATTCTATTTGTGAAAGAATTATAGATATGTATTACTCCGGCATGTTATTTGAAGATTTGATGAAATATACACGATGGAGTAAGAGAACACTTCAAAACAAACTTTATTGGTATAGAGCAGAGAGAGGACTTCCGCCTAAATCTAAATCAAATATAAATATATTAATGGCTGATACTGACACAGTAATGCAGCTTCTTGAGACAGAACCTAGATATATCGTTGCTCAAAAGTATGGAGTTAGAACTGACACTATGATGAGGCATCTAGAACATGCCGGACTGGTCCCGCCTATTCTTAATTTAAGTAAATGCTCAATAACACTATCAAGCCTTACTCAGGGATCATGGAAGGACATAGAGGAAGATACCATAGTTACTGTCCATAATAGACCAAAATTTGTCCTTTCACCTTATATCAAAGAATAATATCGACATATCCATAGGAGAGATTAAATGACTGAGAATGATTACCAAGACATGCTAGACCAGGAACACGCTATGGATCTGGCTGTTGAGATTATTGTAGAGCGCCTGGAAGCTGGTGATGTGGTACAGAGTGAGGATTCCTCTTACACATATCATGATTTCATGGCGTCTGACTTCGATGATATTGGCGAGTTTGCTGAGGATATCGCGCAAGAGGTATTGCAATATTGGACGCAGATAAAGGAGTCGGGCGAATGAAGGCAATATATGAGCCAAAGGGTGGGATGTGCGCAGTGTGTGAACATAAACATGATGATTGCACGGAATTGAACTTCTCTGAAATGCCTGTGCATTGTAGATTAGAGGAAATTCATGTCGTTATATGCACGAACTTCATGAAAGAGGATGCTCTTCATGAATAAGCACTGTCCGCTATGTCAAAGCACTATACTAATCCCACTAAGCAGCACCGACGAGTTTATTTGCGACGGATGTAAACGCACATTCCCCTGGAGGCTAAAGCTTGGTCAAGAGAGCGTGCTGATACATGGAAAAATTGGTACTAAGGAGGAAGAAAAAATATGATATACTATTTGTGCGGATAGGGGGCACCCGAAGAGCAGCTTGTCACTGTCTTCCGCATTACATTCGACTACCACTGACAGGTGCGTATCTATGATTAATCAAGAACAGTTAAGAGAAGTATTACACTATAATCCAGATACTGGTGTATTCACGTGGAAGAAACATACTGGCGTAGGAAAGATAGGAAAGATAGGGAAGATTGCTGGTCATTATGATAAAGACGGTTATAAGAGGATATCGATCTGCGGAAAGATATATAGATGCGGAAGACTTGCATTTATCTATTATGGTATTGATATATGTGGAAAACAGATAGACCATATTAACGGCATAAGAGATGACGATGAATGGGATAATTTAAGAATCGTTACGTCTAGGCAGAATAGTATGAATAAGAAGACGCCAGTAACTAATACTTCTGGTATCTGCGGAGTAAGTTTTGAAAAAAAAATACAAAAGTGGACTGCACAAGTTAAACTGGATGGAAAGACAATACATCTTGGAAAGTTTGAACAGAAGTTTGAGGCGATATGTGCGAGAAAGTCTGCCGAGAAGAGATATGGGTTTCATGAAAATCACGGGAGAATAGTATGAGCAGTTTTGACAGAGTGAGTTATTTTAACAATGTTTGCGGCAATTCAGCAGGAGATAAGGATGATCCAGATTGGTCGATAGCTGAATCTCAATTACAAATCATAGCAGAGGAATTCTTTGAATTACATCAAGCTATTGAAGACAAGGACGTTACGGCGATGAGAGACGGAATAGCAGATACTTTGGTCACTGTCTATGGGCTAGCCTACAGAATGGGTGTTGATGCAGATTCTGATATGGATACTGTCTGCAATTCGAATATGTCTAAGCTATGCATTACTGACGAAGAAGTTGAAGCTACTCTAAAACATTATGCTGATATGAATGTTGCTGTATATGCTACAGATGATGAACTTCCTGTAGCTGTTAGGTCTACTTGCGATCATACAGTTGGAGGTAAGTTCTATCCGAAAGCCAAGATACTCAAATCGATATACTGGCAGTCGCCAGATCTCAAATAGGAGAGGATTATGATAGTCGAACGAAGAATATTAAACGATAAAGTCATACTGAAGAAGTATCACTCTCAGAACGAAATGCCTGAAGACTACACGGTTAGTTCAACCTACGTCTTTGGAGATTTTGTGATATTTGCCGGGCTTTATGAGCCGCTCGCTTGCTCCGAAGATGATGTGCTTAAAGTTGAATTTACCAATTCGTAGGAGAAATTTATGAAATTTGATTTTAATAGTTTAATTTTAGGGATGCTGCTAGGCGGTTTGGCAACGCTTAGTGGATCTTTATTTGCAGATGAACGAATCCATGATGTGATTGAACCTAATGCTGAACAGTTTGAGCCTGTAGATATCCCTGAGAACATGTATTTCATATTTGGCATGTATATGTCTGGAGAAGCTCAGCCTGCACCACAAATATTCGGCCCTGGGACGGTAGAAGAATGTAAGGCTATGCAACAATGGTGGCATGTATATGCAACGAAACTGCAAGAAGCGAACAAGGATCGTGAGGTATATCTAACGGCTGATTGTATGGCTGAAGATAAGTTGAAGATGAAGTCTATTTAGGAGAGAGAGATATGAAATACATAAAAGCGCTACTTGATAGCATTTATGTGTCTTATATTGGATATTTTGGAGGAAGAATAGAAGGCAAGACGCTATATATTCTGTGGCCTATACGACTTGTCGGAAGATTTGAGCGCTTTAGCTTCGATAGCTGCAATTTTGTTAAGATGTTTAAGGGTGGATCATTATTCATGGTTCGATGCGATCCTAATGAGTTTGACTTGGACTTAAGTATCGACAACTTCCATTTTAGTACAACAAAAGACATGTAAGATTCACTTCTTAAATGCGCCTGTAATCGCGGGCGCTATTTTCTTCCATTATGCTCCATAGAGTAATGATTCCCATCATTGAAGCGACCACCCCACCGGCAAAGTTCATGTTTGGATTCCCATATCTCACCAAGCGGCTTATGGTCTTCAGTACTAGTTAAATATTTTCCGTCCTTGAATAGATTAAGATCGGCGGCTAGTCTCGACTTGTGACAGCTATTAGCGCTACTGTAAGCCTTCTTTACACCTACTGGACCGAACACACGCGGATCACGGTAAAAGTCTCCAAACGTCACCTCATAGCCGTTATCATATGCCCAGAGAACCAGCTCGGCTAATAGCATTGAGAAGAGACGCTGCTTATCACCTAGTTTCATACTCACCACCACATTCTAATAGCTGTTACTATAATAGCTGTTCCGATAACCCCTAAAACCTTCCACATGATTCCCTGCCTGGTTTCTAGTATTTGGATCTTAGAAGAATGCTCTCCTACAACAACCTCATGCCTATCAACCTTGATGTGTAAATAAGACATTTTTGATTGATTCTCTACAAGACTTTCAACCGCCCCTGCTATTCGCTCCTGTGATTATGTCTCTCCTCATGCTTAGTCTCTAGCGTTGTAAGTCTATCCCTGATTTCCTGCATATCAATAGCCGCCATAATTTAGAGTTATTCTTTCTCTTCCATTTCTGCGACTACATCAACACCAGAAATAATACGCTGCAAACAAGCTCTTAGGAATAAGAAATCCACTGCGCTATTTGCATTAATATTAGTAGATAATATAAGTTTATCAATTGATTCGGCTATCTCTGGAGTTATAGCCTTGCCTTCAATGTAGAATCCTGTTGGCTTATCCATTAGTTCACCACCTGCAATACTCTAAATCCAGGATCACCACTGTTAGCAGCGCCTTCTGATACTTGTTTAAGCGTAGAATTGACACGCAATTGGATTGAGTTAGCTTGGTTTCCATCGAAAAGCATTATAGTAGTTTCTGTACCAGCCACGAGTGTTCTTATATCTATTCTACCTGACTCAGAACCGGCTGTATTAACTGTCGGGACTACGCGGACATTACCATAGGTAACTGTTGCATCTGAAGCGTTGTTACCAGCAAGCAGGATCTGAGCTGCAACATTACCCACTGTCTTTACATCTGATCCTATCTTTACTGATGCTAATGTAGTTGTATCAATTTCGATTGCATGGTTAGTGTATGTGCCAACAGCCCGAAGGCCAGTACCACCACCATTGGTTTGTATACAATTAGCTACTGTTCCTAAGGTTCCTTCATCTACTAATATGCCGTGTTCTAATTGAACAGGTTCAGAACTCACGACTCCAGTATTACTAGGTCTAACTCTGATACCAGCAAATACGGAGGTTGCGCCATCGGCTGAGTTATCATAACCTCTTGCTACAGCATCTATAACAACCCGCAAATTCGAGTTATCAGGCCCAGATGCAACTAACGTGCATTCTGTACTAACAAGACCACCTAAGCTAACTGAGCTTTGTCTTGTTGTTTCATCACGCGCAACAAAGTTAGCTCCAAAGAACCCGCCCTTCGATGGGTTCTTTTTGAACAAGGTTCCTTGATATACAGCCATATTAGGAACGCCCGTAACAATGTCGCTACGAAAACTAGTCACCGATCCTACGTATGCATTTTCAAAGTTATCAACACGGCCTGCAGTCTGGTTCACTGTAACATCAGCTGATATAGCTGATGCATTTGCACCAGCAGTCCCGCCTGTATGATCTGCAATTCTCTGCGCTCTGAGTACCGGTCTATCATTCGATGCACCAGTTGTTTGATCACTTATAAAGCCGTTTTTACCTATAAACCAAGGCCGCGTTATATCAGAGCCAAATTTACCATATACCCTGTTAATAGTGGGTTGAGTTCCAGTGTAAGTTACATCTCCTTGCTCTACTAAAACCACCGTCCTAGTTCCAACTGTTAATGTGCTGAAATCACCAGCATAAGAACCTGCTGGCACAAGAATGGTCTGTATCTCGCCATCTGTGGTCGAATCGATAGCTGCCTGGAACTGTGCTACATTATTACCAGTGCCAAAGTCTGCAACAGATATAAGATCACGCAATCTGTTTTCTACTGTTCTAGAGACTGCTCCAGTGCCACCCTGATCATATGTAGATGAAGCAACACCCACTTCTACATTATTGAATGGCCCCATATAGAATGGGGTATTAGCAGCTGCATCTGTGGCATTAGCAAAGACGCCCCATTTATGTTTTTGGTCAATGTAAGGGAGTATTTCGTTTCCAGATACTTCCCATTTGCCCTCGGCATTGGCAGTGATAGACGTTTGAGGGCTACCACCAGCCGAGTCAATAGCAATAGATATACTAGTAGTGGTTCCAGGTAGAAACGCCTTTAAAACAGCGCCTGAGAACGGATCACCCTTCAAATCAAATAAAGGATTTGGGACGTCTTCCATTACCGAAAATGTTGCCATTATTGTTGCTCCTCTGTTCTTTCTTTAATTGATAGTCCAGATATTCCAAGAGCTGCCGCCATACTAGGGAAATCTCGCTGTATAGTTGATGCTGCTATTCTTGAGCGTGGTGTTGCATTCAGTGCGCGCTCTAATGCCACTCTATTACCGCCCTTCTCAAGTGATGTGGTTATCACATTAGCTATTGCTGGCCCAAGACCTGGGAGCTTCTGAGTAAGGCTCATTACGCCTATTTGACGAAGAGAGTCTAGAAGTATGCTACCTGACCCTTTTGGAACCGCTGTGGCTGGAGGCGTTACAATCTCAGCAGCCGTTTGTACTTTTCTGATATCTGCAAGAGCCTTAGGATTGTTCTTAAACAACCGATCTAGCTTACCGCCTTCGCTGACTTGTTGAAGCCTGCGTTCAAACGCTGCTTGTCCAAACACACGCTGTCCCTGTATCTTGCGACTACTTGCCTTGAATGCATTATCCAGCAGATCAAGGATTGCAGCTGCTTGCAAGTTACCTATTGCCTTCTCACCTCTTGCTCCAGATTTCTCTAGATTGGCTAATGTGCGGTCAAGGAATTCTGGTGGACGCTTGCCAGTCAGTAGTTCGTCATAGACTTTACTTGCCTCAATTAAAGGCGTTCTACGATCAATCTTTTTATCTATCAATCTGCCTGAAATAGATTGAGGGCTGAATTCTGTCTTAAGCTCTGTCGTTACTTTGCGCGCCTCCTTAAGAGTTTCAAGAAGCTCAGGGGCAGCCCCGCCCGCTTCTGCTGATGAGAAAACATTATCCAACTCATCATCTAAAGCCTTAGTTAGCGGCCCTGTTGCAACTGATGTGGCTCCTGACTGATCACCGCGAGATAACGCATTCAATTCCTGCCTAAAGTCCTCAAAGTTTCTTAGTGATAATGGTTCGATTTCACCACCAGCATCTAAAAACGCTTGAGTCGCTGCCGAGTCCTTATTTACACCAAACTCAACCAATAAATCATTAAGTGCCGGTATCTGGCTACCTGCTCTACGCTCAAGACGGCGCATTGTTCGCTGATCAGGCAAAGCATCTATTAAATCGTCAGTAAAGATAGGAAGACCACCTAAATCCTCTGACTGCTCAGCAGCCTGTTTATATAAATCGTTTTTCTGTGTTCTTAGTAATGTGCTGCGACCTTCTAGAGCGTCCTTTATAGAACGGCCAACGTCTTCAGGTACGCCTAATTCATCAATATTTTGCTGTAATACATTAGAGAAAGATCGGCTCTGTTCAAGTCTTAAGCCACGCAACGGATCTCCTAGCGGATCAGTTGACTCTACTAATCTAGCCTCTAAAGCCTGTTGCTCAAAGCCTCCCCTTTCTGCCGCTCCTCGAATATCGCCTAACGTTGCCGGGGCATCAATTTCTCTCAGTACAGCGCCTCTAGCAACTTCTGAAGGGTCTGCGCCTCTTGCTTGTCGTGCTATTTGTTGTTGCGATTCTACTACCAAATCTTCAAATTTTAGTCCTTGTTCTTGAAGCGCGTCCACTAGTTCAGAAGTCGGCTGTCCATCAGGAGTAACTAGAGTGCTTCTAGGGGTTCTTCCAGTTATGCGCCTGAATGTTGCACTAGCCAAACGACCAAGGACAGGGAAAATAGCCTCAAGGCCAGCCCCGATAACTCCACCAATACCCGCTCCGGCGATAACATCTTGATCTCCCGCCGCAGCCACAATTCCACCTTCTGCCGCACCTAAAGCACCTCCCGCCGTAACTCTTGCTAATGTTCCAGGGATAGCCCCTACACCGACACCCGGAGCAACAAACGGCAAAGCCTGCCCTACAGTTGTAGATATAGGCCGCTGTCTTTCGAGTTCTCTTATTGCCTCTGTAACTATAGGATCTTCCGGTTCAGCCAGACCAACCATCCGACCCATCTCAGTAACTGTTCGACCAGCAGAAATCATTGCTGATTCAAAGGGACCTTGTTCTGCTGCCAACTGCTCCAGCAAAACACTACGCTGAACTGGCACATCTTCCAGTTCTGCACCGCCAAAGCGGTCAGTAGTTGTTCCTGTTACTTGGTCTAATGGAACACCTCCAAATCTATCAACCATTATCGTTTCTCATGTAGTGTGCCAGTATCTGGACTTATATATCTAGTTCCAGGAGGTAAAGCATCAAACTGTTCTTGTGTAAATGGCATAGCAGCTGATCCATTCACAACAGCATCAAAAATTACCTTCAACCTGCTGAGATTTCTTGTCAACTGCTCTTCTGATTGGCTTTGCTCTACATTACCAAGGACGCTCTGCAATAATCTGTTTTCATTTTCTGAAACACTACCAAGTGCACCGCCTGTGGGTGAGTTCTCTCTCATCTGTTGTAGCTGTCCAAATCCAACATTAGCCTTTATTCCATCGAGAGTTGCTTTTAAGTCGAACGCTGGTGTTCCCGGAACAGAGGATACTAAAGATCCTGTAAAGCCTGTTGTAAATGCCCCTTGCGATTGATCCAGTGCTCTATCTATATCAAAAGACACAATACCCGCTTGCTGTCTTTTTGCTTCTGCGCCTGATTTCTTCTTAACAGCTGTTTTAACTGCATCAGAGAAAGCTTTAACCCCCGCATTGCCGCCTCCCGCCGCACTAAACGCAGCAGCACCTTTAGCGGCTACATCTTCATCAAGACCTACAGTAAACTCAGGTGGTACTTGTGGTGTTGCACCAGTAGCAACTACCCGGCCACCTTCAAAGCGCTGCTCGCCGGGTTTTAATTGAAATGCTGTTGGTTTGGGCGCTACTCCCGCAATACGCTGACCTGTCCCTGTGAATCTCTCTTGGCCTGGGCTTAAAGTGAACGGATCACCACCACTGCTGATAAACGCCCGAGCTTGAGTTCTGGCTTGTGCTAGTTCTTGATCAGTAAATGTCGCATTTGCAAACTGCGATGGATCAATGTTGAATTTAGATAATTCAGGCGAGAAAGCATCAAAAGCTGCTCTTCGTTGTCCTTGCGGTAGTCTCCCGAGTGCATCTGCTGTTTGATCGAGGATTGTTGCGCGTTGTATGGCCTGCGATTGCCCAAAAGTTGTTTCTTGCTGGCTTAAAGCTTGTTGAGCTTGCTGCACCTGCAATCCTGCCAGTTCGTTCCTAAGTGGTTGAGCCGCTATCTGTTGTTCTTGACGCTCTATTGCTCTCGCGCCAGACCTGCCTCGCTGAAAAGCGCCTACAGGATCAAAACTACTTAATGCGTTTGCCATATATCACCTATGATCCAAATGCGCTAGTACCAGCGCCCGGTATAAACCCTGCGCTTGTCTGTTGTGTTTGCGCTGGCGTAAGTTGCTGTTGGCCGAATAAATTAGGGAAGGCTCCTGCCGCTCCGGCGATATTCTGTAAGCCACCAGTGATGGCCTGCGCTTGACCTGTTATACCTGCTGCCTGCGCCTGGCCTGCTCCCACTGCTAAATTTCCGATATTCGAAGCAGTTTGTAATCCAGCTGTACCCTGTCCCGCTGCTACGTTAGCGCCTAATCCAGCCACATTAAATAATTGGTTGAATCTTTGGTTTTGCAGCTGAGGAACAATGGTAGCGCCCAATTGAGTGTTGAACCGGGTCAAATCTTGAAGCGTTCCGCCTGCGCCTAGCCGCCCTTGTGCTGCTGCGCTTTCTTGTATTTGTTCAAAACCTTGTTGCCGTAGAAAATCCACTACAGGATTAATCTCTGCAAGTTGCTGGCTAGGGTCTTGAAGGAAGCTAGTTAACTGCTCAGCACCAACCAGCCCTGCCTGACGAAATGGCTCCGTTCTCTCTTCGAATGCTAAACGCGCTTCTCTCTGTTCAGCCGATGCTGTCTCGGCGGCCTGTGTTTGTGCCTTAGCCCCTTTTGCAGCAGCTCTTGATGATACAACACTGCCTACTACTGCTGCTGCTCCTACTACTGCTGCTGCTACCATATCAATCACCCATATATTTTGAGTATGTAACTTCTACTCGATCAAATCCTAACCTCTCAAATAACCAGCTGGCATCTTGATGAACTTTTGACCCTACAAACCAACGATCTACACCACGCCGCACCAATTCCTTTTCAACGAACTCAAACAGTTTAAAACCAGAACCTGAACCCCTATTGCCTGGATGTATATAAAAAATATCCATAGTGCAGGTTAAGCAGGTGCTGTAATGAAATCCAGGAGCTATAAAGCCAACAAAATAACCAATTAATTCTCCTTTCTCTCTTCCTGTGATGAAGATCAATTCTCCCGCGTTTTCCCTGGCTTCATATATCTCATATTGAGGAGATAGAGGAACATGTTCTTGATTGAGAGCCAACTCTTTATAGTGTAAAGGAAAAATAGTCTTCAGTTCAGGCAAGCACTCCATAAAAGACTCTACTGCAAAAGTAATCATTTAAAACTCCGAATATCGATAATCATGTGTATTCTATCTTCTGCACTATTGTTAATTATCTCATGCTCTTGCTTGTTGTCAAACCACCAAACTTCTCCGGTTAACATTGTGACCTGTTCATCACCAGCTCTAAATATACTACCCTTGTGCCCTGACAGAACAACATGATACCTCTCATAATATTCAGCAGGAGCGCCCATATCTACATGAGGCAGTATTTTCTTACCTGGCTTTAGTTCTGTTATCAAGCACCGTCCTAATCTCTCTCCTCCTACTCTACCCATTAACCATAAGATTAGGTTTCTAGCATCTGGAAGCCGATAAATCGCAGCATAATTAACACATTCCTTATCATCAATTACACTTTCGCCAACTCCTATTACTTCATTGAACCTAAGCCATATGTCACTGACCTGACTATGGGCAGTACCTTCATGTTCTGTTCTTAATTTGTTTTCATTCCATAAGTCAGAATTCGATTTAAGCGCTAACATCAATGGATTGATATCCATGTTTTCGGCCAGCTTATAAAAATTATTCATGATATCTCTCTGCCTGATACAGTGAAGCTTGTCATGTAATGAACTCCTTTCCGCTAATATTCCAATTCACTGAATTAGCTAAATCGGATTCAACGCGAATAGTCTCACCCGGGCTTAAAGCTTGATTCACTATCTCACCTCCAAATGATGATTTATTCCTTATTAGCCTTTCGTCAGATATAAGCTTTTTAACCAAAACCCCGTCAGAACCAAAAATATAAGCAGAATGTATTCTGTTGACTGTCGTGGCGTTGGTTACAGAGAAAGCAGTTACAACTGACCCTGTCCCATCTAGAGGAGACGTATAAACAATCTCAGGCGTATTTAACAAAGTAGAAGAAAAGTCCCTGGTAAATTTCTTTGGATTGGCCATCTATGGAATCCTCAACGAAGCATCTGTAACTGTGATATCAATTCCGTCTGTTTTATTTTCTACAAATATCTCATAGAAGTCCGTAAAGGATGTACCAACACGCCAAGATAGCGACATATTACCAGCTCTACCGTTATCAGCCGTGGTGCTCTTACCACTACTGGCTATAATTGTTCCATTCTTAGCTACATAAGCCCTGATGACTTTATTAACACCGCTGGCAGGCTCTACGCTAATCGATACATCAACATCAATAGATATATCTCTTGCATCATTATAAGTTAATCTGCCTCCAGTAGTCCCTGTAAACTGAGATCCCTCCTCAACAACCCAAGTCCCAGTCACTAATGTCGGAGTATCGACAGCAGAAATAACTGTATCTGTTGTATTGTTCGTTAATGATAATAATCCGCCCGGGACTGTATCACCAAGGACAGAGTTGCCTACCGCTAGGACCTTGTTATCTTTCTCTGTTAAGCTGCCAGCTGCAAGAACTGTCCCGTTAATACCTCCCTCTTGAGTATTAAGACGGATATTGACAGCATCAATACCTGATTGAATATTTGTATTTAGATCCAGCAGTGTTTCATTTGACCCATTACCAACTGTCATTGTATCAAAGTTAACGGAACCGGCAGAGGACGCCCCTTGTACCGTGAAATATGTACAACCTGAAGCATTGTTACCAAATACGAAACAAGTATTAATCTCAAAAAATGTTGGGTCTGTTACAACTAGGCCTTGATTGAAATCATCTAAAGTACCAACAAGAATACTAAACCCTGACGTTCCGTTACAGTCTACAGTTCCTAGCGATTCACAATTTGTAAATTTATCTGCTTCACCTGTGGATTGAAAACTAAAAGAGCCTGTAGACGCCGTTATATCCCACATCTTGGCTCCAGGTGCGCGAAATTCTGTTAGTCCTGTTATTTCAATGTCACCTTGTGCATCTGGATCTTTAAATAAAGCAATACCACCCGTATAAGTAAGTGGTGATCGATTAGTCGCTGTAATGGTTGCTCTTTTACCAACACCCGGAAATCCCAAAGGATCGACAATCGTCACGTTTGCATTAATTATATATTGCTTATCTTCTAATACATGAGTATCTACTCCACCAACATCTACAGAGGTTGGGAAGTCAGATTCACTTTTAATGACAACAACATTATCAAATAGAGCAGCAAATAATTCAGCATCATTGGCATTAACTTTGACAAAGGCAGCTCTGAATGTGTCGCCTGTCCCATCATCTGCAACAGTTCCTACGTTTATGACTTGTTGAACCATTTAAGCCTCCGTTTCGTCTACATAGAAGTTAGTTGAGTCTACTGTCCAGCTAGTAGTATCCACTGTTAAAGCCTCACCAGAACCAACTCTTTCTGAAAGCACTTTTAATTGAGCGCCTAGCGCGGTTATAACTTGTTCTTGGCTGTCATCTATAAGATCTGAGCCGCCACCTGTCCTAATGAATATGTCGTGAAGATATCTATTCAGATATTCGATCACAGGCCGGATTTCATTGTCAGCCATCCACTTTTGCGGCCACTGGATTACAAAAGGATCTAATTTAGCCAATGTCTAACTCCAAGTCCGTGTCAGCCGAAATTAGAACCCATTTGATATCATCGCTCATAGTGAATCGGAACAGCCGTGAATAGAAACTACCAAGGCCAAACCAATCTATTTTGTGCCCAAATTCTCCTTGTTCTCCTATATTTTGGAAACGCTCAGAGCTAAATGTTTTACCGTTATCATCAGAGTATTGCATAATTATCTGTGATTCCGCCGTAACCAAACTAGTACCCGGGTCAATCTCTATACCTATCCTGTCCATGAATACTTTAGCTCCAGCCCGGCCAAATGTGCGACCATTTACGGCTATAGTATCTCTCTGATGCTGGATTGTTTCCCCGTTGTCAGTAAAGGTATCAAAATCTAGTTCGTAGATATTTCCGTTGCGTCTATCAGCTACAAGATGCTTACCGTAGATAGATTGGTAATCGCTAATTAAATGCTGATCGCCATCAGTGCCGAAAGCTAAGTTAGTCCATAAACCAGCTTCTTCATTAAACAACCAAGTTTCATTGCCCGTGGGGAACGAAAGCAGATAGAAGTTCTGGTTATCCAGGGTAAAACACATTCCATAAGCATCATCAGTTCTGGAATATTTAGCTATCTCCTGGCCTATTGCCGGATTGCCTATTGGATTAAGAGCAAGTCCTGCTAACTGATAAGGTATCAAGTCGCTGCCAAGGAAGTATGCAAATTTGTTGTTTGAGCCTATTGAGTGTATGGCATCAATGCCGATCTCATGTGTGGAGTTTAAAATAAACGTGTATGGAGGGTTGCCGGTTCCTGAATTATACATCGGCTGTATGCTGTCAGCGCCGAAGCCATACATTTGCTGCTTATATGCAAACACCGCCTTCATATCGTCAGGTTTGGCTTCTGCAATGATCACGTTAGCGCTATTCACTGATAAAGGGTCGCTAAGGTCAGCAAATGCTATATCTCCGCCAGTCCCATCATAGACAACACGGCGATTTATATACGTAACTGTGCTGGCATTAGGTAAATCTACATCTGTACCTTGTGTTAAGATCGTGCCATCGTATTTAAAGGGTTTGCCGACACCCGTAGCGATGATTAAATTGCCTACTTGATCTTCTTGGAGGCTACAACGAGCTGATCCTTGTATGGCTCCTATGGTAGTCTGAGTGCCTACGCTGGATATCTTAACTAAACTACCACCCGATACAGCGTATAAAACATCATCAAGTCTGCCTAATCCTCTATTAACTCCCGTGCCAGTAGAGAATAACTTTAGCCCTGGGAATGGATTGAATGATACAGGTTCGTTGCCTTGGGGATTGACCTCAATATAGAAATTTCGAGTTATTTGGGACGATACAGGTAAAGACCTATTTGTATAAGTCGGACCAATGAGCGGAAAAGGTATGCCGGTAGCCATTATTAGTCCGTTGAATCAAATTCGCGTTTACGTGGCAGATATTTGCGAGTTAGCGCTCTATCTAATGGCATTTCGTTAATCTGGGTGTATTTGGCTTGTAGTTCAGTTACGGCTAAGTTTGTCGCTTCAGATAATCCTGGCTGTACAGGCCTGCGATGCCTTACCATCAATCTTAGAGTAAGACTAAGCTCTAACGCCTCTTCGTCTGCGTTATCGATAAAGAGCGTGTCAGCAGCTACCAGAGTACTCAAGCCAAGGAAGATTCCGTCATTCTGGAACCTAGCAATCAGTCTATTCAATCGAGCCAAAGCATCTGTATTGATACCACCCTCAAGCGCCTGACCTTCGGCTAGAATGCCTGCCTGCTTAGCAGAGCTGTTAATCAGTTCTTGAGCTGTCGTCATTTAACTTCGCCTTTGCTGCTTTGCCTGCCTTAGTGCGTCCATCAACTTTTATATTGATCTCTTTTGGTTCTACTAACTCCACTTCAGCAGAATAGATAGTTACTTTCGGATCATGCGCAGATTTTGGCGCTTCTATAATTCTCATAGCTGTCTCCCTATTTATCTCCGTAGCTTTTTCTCTAAACATTTCTGTGGGATCTATCAAGGCTTGTTTAGCCGCTTTAGGGGAATCATACCAGCCTTCAGGAATGCGATCAGGCAAGAACATAGCGTTAATAACAACACCATCCTTTACTTGATACATGCACCAAGGGTCTAGGCTATGTGGCTTTTCAGCGTTGTCATGACCACACTTTGAACAAATCATCCTGGTCCACCTACAGTACCATCGCTAACTTTTGTATTTCCATCACCCCATTCTTTAATAAAGATAGCTAACGATGAAGAAGACTCAAAAGCCCATTGTTTTCCGATTATTTGCGATGGTGAACTCTCATATACAACAAACCCGTTCTCAGCTGTTTCGATCTTTAATTCATTCATAAAAACTCCAAATAAATAGCCCATCCTTGGGCTTTGCGATTATGAAGTTGCGAAAGGTGTTGCTAGCGTTCCTGCACCATGACAGACACCTTCAATTACCCATTGAGTGCCGCTGATACACGTTACTTGATAACGCTCACCCAACAGACCTCCGGTTGTTGTACCAGCCGCTGACAGTGCTACGTGAGTAGAGCCGTTAGCTTCAAAGTAATCGCCAGATGTTGCTACCGTCACATCACCCATGATAATACCACCGAGCAAGAGCGTAGTGCCTGCATCAGTGATCATTTTATGAGCGTTAGAAGTTACAGCCACAGTTACCAAGAACTCGAAGCGCATACCAGCTACAGGAGCCGGAAGAGTGTAAACGTGACCAGCTGCATCATCAAAGAGACACAACGAACCAGATTCCTCTGCCAGTAGGACGCGAGTAGCGCCCACACTCTGGATTACTTCCTGATGCTGACCCGGCATTACCGCGCCTTCCGTACTGTTTTTACCTACTTGTGTTAGAGCCATGAGATATACTCCTAGTTATTCGCGAATCGTACAGCGAGTTGAGGACGTATAGTCTTGAATCCGTACAAGATATCGA